AGATGTGTATAAGAGACAGACTCGGCACTGCTCCTCAAGCGTCTGCGAGCCGCGGAGGTTGCACTCGCCCTGTAGCCGGCCCAGGACGGGCCAGATGTCCACACGCCAACGACACCAGGAGAGTCAGTCCATGAGCGACAACATCGAAGCCAAGCGCCTCCGCGATGAGGCCGGCCAGCTCTACGAGCAGGCCAAGACCATCATGGCCGAGTTCCAGGGCAAGGAAATCCCCAAGGAGAAGTCCGATCAGGTCGACAACCTGCTGGACGAGGTCGAGGCCAAGACCGAGGCCGCGCGCAAGCTGGAGGAGAAGTCCGAGCGCGGCGCGCGCATGGCCCAGCACGAGAAGTTCTTCAACGACCCGGCCACCCGCAAGGAATTCTTCAAGCAGGGCGGCCCCGGCGGCCAGGAAGTCAAGGTCGCGTGGGGCGGCCGCGAGCTGAGCGAAGACGAGATCGCCGAAATCAAGGCGATGGCACCTTTCCCGCACTTCCTGAAGGCCGCCAGTCTGGAGTACGCCAGGGCGATGACGGCCTACGCACGCCGCGGCTTGGGCGGTTTGACCGGCGAGCAGCTCAAGGCCTTGTCGGCCGGCGACGCCACGGCCGGCGGCTACCTCCAGCAGGACACCTACGTCAACGCCTTCCTGGTGAAGCAGCGCGAGGTGTCGGCCATGCGTCGGATGGCCACGGTGCTGCCGCCTGTGCCGTCCGGCTCGGCGATCGCGCCGGCCGAGGACTCGTTCCTGTCGGACGCAGCCTGGACGGGTGAGAACGGCACCGGGTCCGAGGACACTGTGCAGCCCTTCGGGCAGCGCCGGCTGACGCCGCACCCGCTGGCCAAGCGCATCAAGGTCTCGAACACCTTGCTGCGGAACCCCCTGTTCGACGTAGAAGCCTTCGTCCGCGACCGCCTGTCCTACAAACACGGCATCGCGGGCGAGGAAGCCTACGTCAACGGCGACGGCGTGCAGAAGCCCAAGGGCCTGCTGAGCTCCGTCGGCACCGCGGCGGGGCAGATCCCGGCCTGGACCACGGCGACCAGCCTGCAGGTCTACGGCAACGACATCATCAACTGGATCTACAAGCTTCCGCAGGGGTACGCCAGCCGCGCCCGCATCCTGTGCAACCGCTCCTTCCTGCGCAAGATCCGCACGCTGGAGACGCCGAAGTCCGGCACCACGTTCACCAACTACCTATGGCAGCCAGGCCTCGCGGGCGGCCAGCCCAACTCGATCCTGGACATCCCGTACGAGATCAGCGACCGCTTCCCGACCGGCCTGGACGGCTCCGACGCCTTCACGGCGAACGCGATCGTCGCGGTGGTCGGCGACTTCTCCTACTACTGGATCGCCGACGCCCTGCAGATGAGCATCCAGCGCCTGGTGGAGCTGTACGCCGAGACCAATCAGACCGGCTACATCGGCCGGATGGAGACGGACGGCATGGTCGTCCTGGGCGAGGCGTTCTACGCGCTGAAGGTCAAGGCGTAAGCCGAAACCGGCGCAATAGCCGAACAGTGCAGAGGGGCGGGGTCATGCCCCGCCCCTGAACCCGGAGAAACCGACATGATCCAGAGCATCTATCACGACCTCAAGGCCAAGCAGGCCATCAGCCCGCAGTCCGGCAACAACACCACCCTCAACGGGGCGGTCATCGATACGGCCGGCTATGAGGGCGTCAGCTTCCTGTGCGCTGTCGGCGCCCAGGATGCGATCGTGACCTTCAAGGTCCAGACCGGCGCCCAGGCGGACGGCTCGGACATGGCCGATGTGACCGGGCTGTCGCAGGCCTTCGCGGCCACCGACGACAACAAGGTGACCGTCCTCGACCTGAAGCAACCCCAGAAGCGCTACGCCCGCCCTGTGGCCGTGCTGGCCAACGGCACTGCGCAGCTCGTCGAGGTGACAGCTCTGTTGTACGGCGGCAAGCAGATCCCCGAGACCCAGGACTTCGGCGGCGTCTTCAAGGTCGCCGTCTAGGCCCAACCAATCCAGGCCCTCCCCGGTGTCGGGGAGGGCCTTCCTAAATGGGCAGCCTGCTCACACTCCCCGTGGCCCGCGCCCTGGTCAAGACCAGCCTGAGCGACACGCAGCTCGAGGCCGTGATCGACCGGGAGGAGTCGGCTTTAGTGCGGCGCTTCGGCCCTCACTACGTGGACGGAGCAACCACCGTCGCGGAGACACTGGAGAGCACCGGCGAGAACCTGTTCTTCAGGCGCCGGATCGGCAGCGTCACAGCAGTGGTCGAGGACGGCGCAGCCCTGACAAGCGACGACTACCGGCTGTGGGGCCTACAGGGGCGGCTGGAACGTCTGCCGAAGGGCAGCAAGTGGGGCGGCCTGGTGACTGCGACTTACGTTCCGACCAACGACAACGACGAGCGCAAGGCTGCGCTGATCGACCTGCTCCGGCTCACCCTGGAGCGGACCGCCATGAAGGGCGAGAGCGTGGCTGGCGAGTATTCATTCCAGGCGCCGGAGTGGGAAGCGGAGCGGCGGAAGATTTACCGTCGGCTCGGCTTCATCGGGGTGTAAAGGAGCGGCGGCATGGCGACTTTGACCGTGCAGGAAATCTCACGTTCGGCGATCACGCCCAGTTATGGTGCCGCCGCCGGCGGCGGCGACCAGTTTCCCAATGACGGGCGCACCTACCTCCACATCAAGAACGGCGGTGGCAGCTCGATCACGCTTACCGTCGCCACGCAGATGACTGTGGACGGCAAGGCCGTGGCTGATGACGCGATCACGGTCACCAACGCCCAGGAGCGCATCGTCGGGCCGTTCCCGCCCGGCATCTACAACGACGCCAACGGGATGGTGCAACTCACCTACAGCGGCGTCACGTCTGTGACCGTGGGTGCCTTCCGGCTGCCATGACCGAGAAGCCGCCGGCCCCAAAGCCTGAGGTCATCGACATGGCCGAGGGGATCAACTCCCTTGCGGCGCTGCTCTACCTGTTGGTGGGCGGGGTCATCGCAATCCTGACCATCGTGGCGGTGTTCTGGACATGAGCCTGGATGCCCACCTGATCCACACGTGCACGATCCAGCGGGTGACGAAGAGTACGGACCCGTACAACAACGCGACGCGGGAGGCCTGGGAGGACATCGCGCGCGGAATGCCCTGCCGGCTGGTGATCAAGTCGCAGACCGTGTATTCGCAGGAACTCCAGCAGTTCCTGGTGGTGACTCGCTACCTGGGGCTCTTGCCCGCCGAGACGGATGTGCGGGAGGAAGACCGCCTCACCGATGTCGTCCTGGAAACCGGTGCGCTGGAGGCCGGACCATATCGGGTGCTGTCGCTCTTGCCGCGAGTGGGTCGTTTCCGGCATCACCTGAGCCTGAGTCTGGAGAAAGCCGCATGACCTGTTACCTGATGCTTGACCTGTCCGAGGCGGAAAACGCCGAAGTGCTGCGCCTGGCCATCGAGGCGGGTCTGAGCACACACGAGTTCGTGCGCCGGCGCATCCTGGGCCTGCCTCTGACTCCGGTTCCGGTGACCCTGCCGGCCCGGCCCGGCGTGGCGACCCCGGCCGCACCAATGATGGAGACGAAGGCGGATGCCGTTGAATAAGGGCGCTGGCGCCTTTCATCTGGATTGGCGCGGCCCGGAGCTCGACCGCAAGCTGCGGGCGGGCCTGGGCGCCGGCCTGTCCGAGATCGGCCTGCGCATCGAGGCCAAGGCGAAGGCCCGGCTGAAACCGTCCGAGCAGCTCGACGACGAATGGGTTGAGGGCGGCGGTCACGGCAAGCGCACAGGCACCCTGCAACGATCGATCCACAATGCCCAGCTCGGATACGACTGGGGCGGCGACAACGTGGAGCCGAGCGACAGCTCGCCAGAGCACGGCGGCCAGGGCGTCACCCCGACCGAAGAGGGCGACGCTCTGTGGATCGAGATCGGCAGCGGCCTGGAATACGCAATGGCCGTGCACGAGAACCACTACGACCCCGACGTAGTGCTCTTCATCCAGCAGGCCGCGGATGATGTCAAGCCGCAGGCGCCGGCCATCATCAAGCGGCACGTTTTGGCGCAGGCATGATCGATCCGCTGGAAGCCGTTGTCCAGTACCTCCGACGAGCGGCCGA